TTGAAATTTGTTTTGTTGGTCTATTGCAAAGTTTAACCAGTATCTATATTTAAAAGATACCGTAAATGTTTGAGCAGAATTAGCTTCTGAAGCATATTCTACTGCTCCTACTTTAATTGGATATGCTTCCCATAATCTAACTCCATATGTTGCTCCGTCTCTTTCCTGGGTACCTGGATCAGCACCTAGTTGCAATATATTAATTGGTGCAACATACTCATCATAATAAGAATAATTGTGTGTCATATTTGAAAAGGCAGTCTTTTGCCACATTTCAAAAAATATTCTTTCTCTCAAATACTTGTCTGTATAAAATGTCATATCTACATCTGCCATTTCATAATCGTTAACTATGTGTCTAGCAGGTCCGTTATGTTTAATTGCAACCGTCTTCATAGTTCTTTCAGGCATACTTACACTTGAACAAAATGCCTGTACTCTTTTTTGTACACTTGCTTCTTTTGAAAATTTTGATAGTTTAGCTTGGTTAATCATACCAGAAGAAGATTCATCTTCTTCAAAATTAGCTCTTGGTAATTCAAATACAACATAAAATCTTGCCTTACGAGCAAAACCTTCTGCTTCATTTACATATGCCTGGTATCTACCTATTGTTGTTTCTGGATTGGCACCCGCTCTTTGTTTAAATCTTGGATCCCTATTAATGTTATCCATTGAACGGTCTCTTGGAATACCCAATCGGATATCCATACCAAATATTCGTTTACCGCCTCTTAAAATTGCCATTTTACTTACCTAGTGGTTGTCGTTTTTATTGCGTCTATTTCGCATACCCATATAATTGTCGGATGGTTCATAATTCCATTTATGTCCGTGGTGACCTCTAACATCAGCATACCACATCCTCAATCTTACTATCAACACTCTCCAAAGTGTTCTTCTTGCCATTGCTTATCAAATATTAAATTCCTCTTCTGCTTCTACTCCAAACCGTTGTGGCTGGTTGTTTCTTAAATTGCTGTACTGGCAAGTAGACTGCCAATGCCGCTTCCGTTGCGTCTATTCTCAAAAATTGACTTCTGATATGACTATAAAGATATTTATGTAGTGTTGGTTTAACCATTGGAATATTTTTAACAGAATTGTATGATATTTGATACTTGGAAGTTCTTCCTAACTTGTCTCCTACCAAAAATCGGTCTAAACGAGATAATAAAGTAAATCTCATAGCAGGTGGCAAGTAGTGAAAGTTCATACCAACAAAACCACCTTTAATTGTGTCTAAAGGTAATACTAATGGAAAAGTGTCGTAATACGGTAAAGTCTTTTTAAATTTTGGGTCATAAAAGAATAGATTTAATCTTCCGCCCGATGGTCTACCCAATAACTGACCTTTTCTCATTAAAACACCTGCTCTTGCCTTATCAGCTATTGAAGCAACTGCTTGTCTGTACCAGGCACCAGACTTTCTGGTGTCTCCTTGTTTCTGTACTAATGGGTCTAGTATTGATATTGCCATAATGCTATATTTATATTAGAAATGACAAAGGGGTCCAGAAAGGACCCCTTTGCTTTAAAAGTAATGTAGGAAAGAGAGAGATTATTCGTCTTCAGCGAGTTTTGAAAAATATGATAAGGTATCATCCTCATCACCAACGCTTTTAGACGCCTCATTACTTTGTACCGAAGCAGTTTTAACTGCTTTTGTGCCAGTAGAAGGTGGGAGGTCTATCTCACTAGCAGTCTCGGTATTCTTTGAACCAGCAATCACACGATTTAATTTCTCTTTTAAATCGTCATATGATTTAAAGTTGCTAGTTTCAAGGAATGGTTTAAGAGGATATTGCTTACTCCAAATCTCTTTGATTTTTTCGTCATCACTATTGACTGGAGAAGGTGCCTCAAATTCAGATTTATCATAGTTCCAAAAACCATCAACTTTTCTAATCTTCAATTTGAAGTTAGCACCTGACCAAAAGTCAAATGGGTTAATTGGTTTTTCATCTTCAAACGCAGGCGACATTGCTTCCGTAATCTTATTAAATATCTTTTTACCGAATTTAAATAAGAAAACTTTTCCTTCGTTCTCTGGATGTTTAGCGTCTGATACTACATAGATGTTTGAGTAGTATGATAATTTTCTTTTTCTCTTACGAGCAATTTCTTTATCACTATCAACACCTGTGTTCCATAATCTTGTATTCTCCTCACTAACAGGATCCTTCTGACCCAATGTTGTTAGAGAGTTCTCAATATACCATCCACCTGGTCCTTGGAAAGCGTGAGACCAAACTCTTGCCCACGGCATTTCTTCTGTTTTACTAGCAGGTAGGAAACGAATAACTGCATAACCATTTCCAGTCTTATCTAGTTCTGGTTTCCACAATCTATCGTCTTGGTATTTGTTTTTTGTCTTGGAAGCGTCCTCAGGATTGAGGTTTGCTTCTATTTGTTTTGAAAGTTTGTCAAAGTTCTTTTGACTATCTTTTAATGTTTCAAAATCCATAATTTTCTCCTTTGTATGTATTTCGTATTTGTATTTTCGTATTTAAGTATCATAATATAAATCGTATTTCAATAATAGTATTTATAATACTTTTATACCATTATTAACAATATAACACATTCTACAACCTTTGTCAATAGTCCGTGCTATGTTAATTCTTCTTTTATTATCAATTTCATCTGCGTTCTATTATATCGTATAAATGGCAGATATTTCTTTATTCTTTTACTAAAAACTGGCCAAACTACGCTTTCCACAATGTCTTTATCCCATTTTTTAATGAAATCAAGGAAGTTTTCAAATACGCAAAAAGTCTGATAACTAATTTTTTTAGATGAGAGAAGTTTGAAAAATGGTGGATGTTGGCCTCTATCAACCAGAAACAAATCATCAAACTTAATGTTGTTATTATCCAAAGTATCCCTAATAATCCTACACTCACTCCTAAAATTATAACTAAAACTATCTTTATAAGCTCTATGAGAAATATAGTTATCGGTACCATCTTGCTTGGCAAGATTTCCAATCCACGCTTTATCACTAACCAAGAAGTTCGCAACAAAGAAATCAAGTGCTTGGTCAGCGTCATATTTTTTAGATAGTTTATGAAAGAAGTATCTATCATTTCGTTTTGTAAATGTCTCCAGTTTGCAATTAACTTTACCACCATATTGAAAGTAATCGTAAGTCTTGGTAGTAAAATGTAGTTTTACTGCCAACCATATTTTAAAAACTTCAAATCCACCATACATATTATACTAACTCTGGTCGTTCTATCAAATATTTAGTACAAATAGGAAAATGCTCTTGCATATGTTTAACTATTTGTTCCGCTACTCTTCCTGTTTCTTTTTGTGCGTTTGGTTTAATTCTTAAATTACATACTCTACTAAAAGCATATACACTACCAGACCATATCCATTCGGTCATAGTATTTTGTGGGAGTACCATACGAGCCATTTCAGGAGCAATACCTTCTTCTAACATATCATTATAAGTTTCTAATGCAACATTAACAGCGTGGTTAATATCATATTTTATAATCTTATCACCTGAACCTTGTTTAATAGATTTATCTGGTCTACTTCTCCACTCGTCTGTCATATAAAATTCTGGTTTATCATCTATGTATCTTCTACTCACTTCGTTCCAAGCTAAACCTACTTGATGTTTAACTAATTGTCTTGCAACAAATATAGGTGCTTTAATTCTAAATGACATTGTAGCGTGAGCAAAAGGTGACCAATGACCCCACAATGCCAAGTACTTAATTAACTTGTCATCTTTGGCGTCTAATTTGCCTTTTTTAACTTTTGCAAAGGACACTCTAGCAGCATTTACTACTGACATATCATTGCCCATTTTATTTACAAAAGCTACTTCTATCATAATGGTAATTCTGAAGTTTTAGGTAATAGATTAAGTTTCTGACACTCTATTTCTAACTTTTCTTTTAATGCCTTATTGCATAAAGGACCTACCGTGGAAGTGTCTATGTTTCTTTCCTCACAATACCCAATAATGGCATCCATATAGGATATACCTTTATGTTCTTTCTTGTAAGTTTCTATCTCTAAACTAAATTGTTTTGAGTTCATAGTACTACTATATCATATTCCTATGGAAAGTCAAGCACCTATCTATTTAATTTAGCTGCCTTTATAGCGGTAGGGTCCATTTCATATTCACCACACGCAATAGAACCTATCATCTTATTAGAACCTTCCTGTGCTAGTGTCATTAACAATCCAGTATATAATGACGGATAATTGAAGGTAACGAAATCTGTACATTCTTTAAGTGTTTCAAACTTATATCCTGGATGATGTCTAACTTCATCTGGTTGTCCAGACGCAATTAGAATAGCGATTATCATAAAAAAAGTTTCTTTTAACATTTTAGTGTTGTCCTGTGTGGTTAAAGGTGGACTTCTGTTGCCAAGTGTCCACCAAACTCCGTCACCTATTAACTAGGCGGCAAGGGCAAATGTATTATTGCCAGTTAAAAATGAGTTTTAAGTTCTCCAACTATTAATCTCCAATGTTCTTTAATCTGTGAATCGAACCTCTATCACCCCCTATAAGCACACACCAATAGTGTGTTTAAAGTGATTGGTGGAGGTGCTGGGAATTGCACCCAGGTCTTCTCCAGTTATTACAACACTTTCAACGACTAATTCTTTTCAATTTGTTTGCAAGTTTCTTTGTTAGCTTGTAATGGTAAATTTTTATCGTGTATCCATACATATGAATATACCACTTCATCACCTTTAATCATACATTTCTTTCCTAGTTTAACACTAGGAGTTTTTATGCTACAGGCACTAACAAAAAATATTGCAATCAAAAACAATCCAATTGTTTTCATATTTCCTTTATTTAAATCCTTTTTCAAGTTCTTCTACTCTTTTATAGTCAAATAAGTTATACATTAAACACTTATCTATTCCATCTGGAGTTTCTACACTAGAAACAAAGACATCTTTGTCTTTTTTCTTATAACCTTGTATCATATATACAGGTTCTCCATCTGGTACCCCACCTTTTCTTCCAATTCCAACACTTACTATTTCAAAGTTATTATGTTCTAGCCACTTTGTCATATCGTCATAAGAGGCACATAATATCGGTGCTGTAGTTTGAAAAAATATACTTTCGTTGTGGTCAGCTTTTACTGACTTAAATCCTAATAGTACCATAATTGATACTAACACAACTATAATCCATTTCTCTATGGGATTGTGAAATATGTTCATCTAATTTTTCCTTAATTAGACAGAAACAACTCACTTCGTTAACTAATAATTATTTGACTTCTGCTCTATTGTTTTATTTTACTTACGCAAGGCCATAACGCCTTCGTAATATTTATAAAAACTTTTTATAGATTTGTCTAATTCCTCGTAATAATCTTTAGGATTTTTTATCCACTCTTGCATTGAACCATCTTCCCCAGCGATAAGGACAACTATCTGTTCTATCGGTTTACCGAATAGCTCCTCATACATAACTGCATAAGCAGTACATTGAAGAAAGTAGTTATCAACCCAATCTTCAATCTTCTCTTTGTTCGCTGTTTTAAAGTCAATCGTTGATAGTTTGCCTCTATACTCAGCAATACAATCAGTTTGACCTGCCAATGTCAACTTTTTACTATACATTATCGCTTCAATCAAATGTATATTGTCAATATTGTCTAGGTAGGGTTTCATAAGTCTAAACAGACCTAATGGTAATACAGAAGTCTCACCAGGCGTTTCGCCTTTTAAATAGTTCTCAACTAATGTGTGAGTAGATTTACCTCTTTTAGCAGCTCGTCTCATTTCAAAGTTCGCTACATCTTCTCCAATATTAGCTCTCCAGGCCTTTAGACCATCTGATTTTCTAATATTTAGGATTGAGGTTACTGATGGATAGTTCTTGCCATCTATCTCGTAAAATCTGAAACCATCTTGGTTCCGACCTTTAGTAGTTGGAAGAAGTGATTTATTCACATCAACAAATTTAAATTCTTTAGCCATTATATTACTCCTTAATTTCAATCATTATATCATCACACGAGCACAATGTCAAGCACCTAGCTTGACCTGTTATTCATAAACATATTATTAACCTCGTCTTTGCTTACGATTCCGAGCGTTCAATTAGGGTTATACTCAACATATTGAGTTTTACCTTTATCGTCTCTAAATGCTCTTAATGTACTCTTTCTATTATCTGTTGGACTCTTGTAAGAGCAATGAATCCATCCAGAATTCGGTTCGTCTGGTTTATGGTATTCCAATATCAATTGGTCATAGTCTAAATTTTCCATAATCCATTTTGCCAATTCCGCATTCGGCACACCAAAAATTTCAAAATCGGCGGCTTGGCCTTTGGCGTGCTGTGAATTTACGGAGCTTCCTATGGCTACGCAAAGTTCCTCGGAGCGGAACCCACTTGATACGGTGACTGGACTTGCATAATGGTCCCTTACAGGTTGCAAAATATTTTCCGCTAATTTCTGCAATGCTGTAATTTGGTCATCATTGGGATTATTATTAATCCCTTTCCTTTCAGCCGTTTGAGAAGTGGTTAACTCCTTTAAACTAAAGTTTTTGCTTAATTTCATTTAATTTGTCCTTCGCTTTTAGTTTCATTTTTTTCAGTTCTCTTAATCTTAACCACGAATTATATCCTCGTCTTTGTTGTCTTACTTCTTCAGCTATTAATACTTCCTTTTTCAGTTCCTTATGTTTCGCCTTAAGCGACATAAATTACCCCCTTGTTAGTTTTAATATCTTATCAATTTGTGCTTTGATTATAGGTCCTCTATTTGGCCAATGTATATATGGCTCTTCTGATTTGGAAAGATTGTATAAGAAAGGTAATATAATCTTTTCAATTTCTTTAAATCTTTCTTTTGTTTCTTCTGTAGTTATCTCTTTAGTAATAGTATCCTTTTCAGCAACTATTTGCATTATCTCGTTCATCATAGTTTTAATAGAACCAACATCTGATTTAACTTTCGCTAATTCTATGTTAGTACCTTCAAACTTTGAATCTAGTTGTTTCTCATCAACACCTGGTTTTTCTTCAACAGGTTTACTGGTGACTGGAGTAAAACCCCAATCATCATTAAGGTCAAAACCTCTCATATAATCAGGCATATCGTTTTTTGCCATTACTTGTCTTCCTCCTTAATATTGTCTATGATATGGACCCTTATAGGTTTACCAGATTGTATCTGTACACCCAAGTCCACAGCATTATAACCAATACTATATGCGTTTTTATTAACAACTGCTGTACTTATGCCACCAACGGTGAATAGGTTATTAAACCCAGCACTACAATTACTAACAATTGTTCCAATAACGCATAAAAAAATTATTCTGTATATCATATTACTTCGGTAGTATTCCGTGTTTCTTTAATACTTGTCTTGTTTTAATATCTTTAGTTGACGCTCTACCGTGTCTCTCGGCGAAAGGTGTACCAGGATTTCTTTCTGCGATTTTTGATTGTACTTCTTTCCATCCGCCATCATTTCTAATATTCGTACTTCCTGTTCCACTAACTATATTTATTGCTTTCAATATCTGCTTAATGTGTTTATTCTTCTTCAAATACTTGTCTTTTTCAGACATACTCATAAAATCTGTAAATTCTTCTTTAGTTTTGGTGTTTATAAACGAATATGTCGGCATTGTGTTTTTACTTTAATGACAAGTGATATAATGTTTGAGAAGTAGTTTCTGCCATATCTTCTAATACAGAAATTATATCTTCAAACTGATTTAAATTATTTTGTTGTGTTATGTTATATGTTGCTTGTGAAACATCTTGTTGATATTGTACTATTTCTGAAGTAGTATGTTCTTTACTTTTATAATTTTGTAAAGTATGTTGTCCACTTTCAATATGTACTCTTTTATTTTGGTTACCTTGCCACGCTTCAACTAATTTATCATTAAGGTCAGATAACTTTTTATGAAATTCTCCTAATGCTTCGTGTTCAGCATAACTATGTGTTTGCCAATGTGCTAATTGTATGTTGTTTAATAAAACAATTGTTTTACTTACTAGTGTTTCTATCATCATATTATTTACTCCTAAAATCGTTCCAAAATTTTACTATTGGATTATCTTTATCTTCTTCTATTTTTCTTTCTTGTTTTTCTTTTGTGTATGTTCCTAAAAATAACGCAATCCAAAAACCTAAAATGGTTAATATTGTGCCACCTATTCCTAATGTCAAACCGTCAACTATATCCATACTATCTTGTTTCTTCTGACTTAACATTGCCATCTTTGTCTCGTTCAACTCCTGCGTTTCTATCTTCTTCTTCTGGCGTCATCTTTTGTAGATGTATATATGTTCCTTTATACTTATCATCTTCTAATCTTTGTGCCATTTCTTGTTCTGGTGTCTTAAAATTTGTTATCTTGTTTGCCTCTAATATCTTCTGTATATCTTTTTTCTTTTCTCTAGCAACTCTTTCATCACGCTGTCTAAATGCTTCTTGCATAGACATTTCTAATTCTTCTTTTTCTTTATTTACTTCTGTTAAAAAGTCTTTGGTAGTTTGTGATAAATCTCCAACTTTAATTCTTGTTCCTGTTGCAATATCTTTTGCTTCGTGTGCCTGAGCAATTGGATGAGTATTCTTTAACTCTTTTTCAACTTCTTTTTGTTTCTGTTCTTCTGCGTCTAAAAATAAATCTGTCATTGTGTTACCTCAAACCATTCTGGTTTTCTACTAGGTATTTTCCAAGTAGCAATATCTTTCTTTTCGTTTATATAATATTTTCTATATGAAGCAACTACATCACCATCTATCTTACAATAATCAGGCATAGCAGGTGTTGGTAGTGTACCTATTTTAGCTAAAGGTATATTTTTAGGTGGGTTTCTTAAAATATCATTAAGTTTATCAAACGACTTATGATTTTTTGTTTTATTATATCTTAATTTATATTCATCGTTCATAGCAACCCAATGTCTGTACAACCACACATAATTCCATAATGATTCTCTTACCCACTTGGCACTAGGATGGTTTTTATGAGTTGATTTATATAAATTCTCATTAGCATTATCTCCATCTAGTTCTCTATGAGCAGTACTCATAAGTTGAGCAGATTCTAGTATCATTTTAACAATATGTTTATCACACATCATTTGTACTGCTTTAATCGGGTCTTCGTCTAAACAAAATATATTCATTAATTAACTCTATTAAATTTAATAGACAATTGTTTCCATACTCCAGTCCAAAACATTTTTGCCCATTTTGATTGTGCCTTATTCATCATTGTTTCAGCGTTCTTAATCAATTCATTTTTTCTTTTATCAGTATACATAAGTTTCATTATACACCATTTCCTTATTGTTGTCAACTACTCAATTTTAGACTTTACTAGTGTTTTATCAACACCTTTTGGTTCACTTGCGTTCCAATCAAGTATTTGGTCCATTTTTATACGAATCTCATCTGGATCCAGACCCATATCTCTTAATTCTTTATTTCCTAATGCAAGAAAAAACTTCTCGTAATCTTCATTGGTTAAGTTCTTTTTAGCTAGTTTCTTAAAAAATTCTTTATAATTACCTATCTGTTTCTTTGCTTCTTTAATCTTCTCGTTTTCTCTTTTAATCTGTAAATCTAACTTTTTAATATCATATTGTTTCTTCTTACTTCGTAATTTACTCCAACCTGATAATGATATATTAGCAGCAATTAATAATAATACTGCCAATGGGTCAAATACAAATATCAATACTATTATAACCGCTCTAACTGCTTCATCAAAGTAGTCTTTGGCATTATCACCATATATTAGTTCTGCGATGTATTTAAGAGGTCCTACTTCTGCCTCTAACATCTTCGTCTCTAATTCAAATTCTTGTTTCTTTAACATCAACTCATCAATCTTATCCATTGCATTGTTGATTGCTAAATTAAGTTCTTCTCGTTCTTCTTTTTGTTTCTTTCTCTCTTTTAGACCTCTACTTACATATTCTTTTGCAATATAAACATCTAACGCTTTGTCTAATCTTTCTAAAGTCTTTTCTGCTCGTACTATTACTCGTTCTTCTTGTAATATTTGTTTATCAATTAAAACAATTCTAGTTTCATTTGTTGTGGTAGGTTTAACTTGGTCTAAATGTGCCTTTGATAGGAAACCAAATATACCCATTGAGGTAACAAATACTAACACAACTACGGAGGTTGTCAAGTAGTATTTTATGGACTTCGGCAGTAATGGATTTCTCCAGTTCTGATATAACCAAGAAGCGGTAACTAACTTACCAACTTCTAATACTGCACCCATTATTATAATAGGTACTTTTGCACCAGCGAATATGGCAGCTAAACCTAAAATACTATAAAAGGCAGCTACACCTGAAATACTTAATGCCGCTAAAAATGCTAATATACCCATTTTATCTCCTGATAACTATATATTCATATCCTTCCACATTTTCTAATTTCTTTTGTGTGAATATGTAATTTCTGTTATCTAAAAATAGTCTCATCTTTTTGAATATTTTATTAGATTGTCTTCCTGGAAAACAAGACATCACATCTTTTTGCCAATTACCTGTGAAATATATCTTGCGTTCTCCTCGTCTCATCCTTTCAAAAGTCAAAAATGCTTGTTCAATCATCTTCTTTAAAAAAGGATCCATATAAGGACGATTATCTTCCTTAATGTTATTATAACTTTCATCTTCCCAATTATTTGGTCTCATTACATTTGTTCCTCTAGTTTTCTTATCTTTTTAATAATTCTGATTACTCGTTCTGGATAATCAGGTGTAGTGGAAAATTTATCAAGTGTTTTTACCAACTCAATTGGGTCCATTTTGCCATATAAAGAAAGTTGTTTTATTCTCAACTTTCTAAATCTCTCATAAGCAGGATGCTCGTTCATTAATCTAATATATTCTTTTACACTATCGCATTTCGTAGCGAATACTCTTACTCCCCAACCAGGCCACTTCTCCATACCTTCAGGTAGCATATGTGGTTGTGTTGTTTTAAATACTCTTATGCCAAATAAGTTATTTCCTTTTTCTGCAAATCTACTATTACCCCAAGCACTTTCCAAAACTGCCTGTGCCGTAACCATTTCATATGGTACTCTATTATGTGATGGTGTTGTGAAGTTTAAATAATCAATACATTTATGGACTGCCCTAACAAACTGCATATCATTATTAAATTCAAAAGCAGGTTCTCTTAAATCTAGTTCTTTTAATTTGTCTAGGTATTTGTTTTCAAATTCTTTTTCGTATTTGTGTAAGATGTAATTGTTTGGATGAAAGGTTCCCACTAGATATATTGAACCAAATAATAATCCAATGGCTAATATTCTTTTTGTCCATTTTCTAACGGACACTAAAGCAGTACTTACTTCTTTATTAATTTTTTGTTTCACTTTTCCCATAATGTTTTTCAACTATTAAACTATATCAATTCCTGCTTTACTCATTTTATTTTTATATGAGTAAAACAACTTGTTATGATTACCACTATCACCTCTTGTCATTTGAAACAGGTGGACCATTTCGTGGCCGAGTGTATCAATAAATTCTTTCTTATTTTTATAGTGAGTACATAACTCTAAATGAAAGGCACTAGTACCTTTTCTTTTCCATTCCCATTGTGTAACCTGTCCAAAACATCTTTGATTTCTTAAATCTTTTAAATGTACATCATTGAAAGGTTGTAATTCATTATCAAATATCGCCTCGTTTATCCAGGCAAATACTTTCTTTATATCTTTATAGGTAGTTTTATATTTTCTTGTATGTTGATATTCTGATTTAACTCTTTTTTTAAGAGTAGCATACCTAACTGATTTAGGTTTTTTTGATGGCATAGTTCTCTCTCTTATTTGTTTCTGTTATTTTTCCAATCCTTGTATTCCAAATGTAGATATAGAAAAACACAACTAAAAACAATAATCCATATTTCTTTAGGTGCGATACTATACATAAGTTGCAATGTGTCAGCAACACTATAAATAAAATTTTCCATAAACCTCTCTAGTTAGTTTGGCTTTCTTTATAAATCTTATCAATTTTTTGCGTTCTTATTTCAGCGGCAATACCTTCTAAAATATTCGGCAAGTGTTTCTGTATAACAAAAGTCATATCAACTGCCATTCTATGGATTAGTCTTTCAACTTCGGCAGTTAAAACTTTCTTATGGTCTATATCGTTTCCGTTAACCGTTTGTGTGATTATGTGTGCTGTTGTAGCGGTAGTGTACTCGTCTGCTTTTGCGTGTTGCATAGTCAAGTGTAAACCTACTCCAAATAACCATATAAAAACACATACTTTAATCATCAATTTAAACATAATATACCTTTCTCATCATTTATAGTATTTATTATACACAAATTCGGACCCTTTGTCAAGCAAAAAATTGACTATTTTTAAGGGATTTTATCAGTAAAAACCCCCTAAAAATCACTACTTTTATGTCTCAATTTTGACAAAATCGTCATTCCAACCAAATGCTTCTCTTATTACAGCAGAAGTCAATCCTTTATAGATGTTGTTAAGATTCTTATCCTTAACGCCTATCAACAACTTCGCTTCGTCTGCTGATAAACCTTCTAGCATTTGTATAAAAAGAGTTTCTTTTTTCACTTTAGTTAAGTTTAAATCTGCACCGACTACAAAATGCCATAACCTTTTTGCTTCTTGGTCAAGGTAAGTGTGTTCAGTACCTAATGGTGCCTCGTTCTCAATGTACGGAGGAGTACCTTCAGGTAAATCCCATTTAATTTTTGGGTCAAACGCACCTTTTAACACTTGTCTCATAGAAGGACTATCGTATTGTCTTAATACTTCAATCTTTCTTTGTTTGTCTTTAGCGTTATTAACTTTAGTAAAGATTTCGTGGAATGTCAACACCATTGAAGATGATGTAGCTGCCGCTTGTTTAAGGGCAGGATTTAATATACTTTTATTTTCAGCCATTTCATTTCCTCTTATATTGCAATATTAAAAATCATTAATGTTTTCAATTAGTGATTTCAGTTTATAATTCATAAAATACGGTAATAGTTTGGACCTACTAGGTACTTTACAATTCTTATAGCTATTTATAATAGATTTTTCTAGTGATTTTGGTATCATAGTAAAGTCTATTAATTTCTTATTCCTATTATAATATTTCTTGGTCTCACTACCCAAAGGTATATCATCAACCTGTGCCCACTCTTCTAATTTCTTCTTCGTTATAGGGTTTTGTTTCTTCTTCGTTGCAAATACATCATCGGCAGACAAAATGTTAGGAATACCATCACTTCGGTCACCTTTGATTATTTGTTCGTGTAAATATCTTCTAGGATTATCTTCTTTAACCATAATCTTTTGAATAGGAGAAAACTGAAACACATTTTTAAACTTCTGTAATTGTTTAAAATCCTTATCACCCGATATAATAAGGTACTTTTTCTCCTCTTGTAGACCTACAATCACAGCAATTATATCATCTGCTTCTGCGTTGTCTACTGCAACTACTTTGTAAGGTAAGTTATCAGCAATCTCATCTTTAACTTCTAAAATGATTTTGAACATTAAGTCCCAATCACTTTTGCTTTCTTCTCTACCTTGTCTTCTACTCCATTTGTAATTAGGAAAGTAATCTCGTCTCCAAGGGTCAGCACTATCACAAGCAAGTACTAAATTATCTCTACCGTATTCATTACCAAACTTTCTAACATAACCTCTTAATGAATTACAACACATATGCCTAACCATTTCTTTATTAACAACACCTACTTTAGTACCTTTCCAACTTTTCATTGTAATTTGTGCCATAATATTGCTAATCAATACTTGGTGCATATCTACGATAATCATTATTTACCTAATTTATCTTTTCGTCCTAGTGGAAGTTTTTGCCATTTGGTCATTTCAGTACCTTTTTTAGCAACCCACTCCATATAAACCATACTTTGTTTTACTTTGTTTTGAAAAGATTTAACTGCCTTTTTAAATCCAGATGATTCTATTTCTTCTACTTCTCCATCATCTTTCCAGAATTTAAATATTCTCATCTTCGCCATTATTTTATATCCGTTCTTACTATATGTTTTCTTAATTCTTTTACAAAAAATTCTATCTTGTCAATGTATTCAATTAAACTTTTATCTGTAATATATCTTGTCTTCTCTTTTAATTGGTCATATTCTCTTATTGAAATTTGAACCATTGGAGATAAATCTCTACTACCTTCGTTCTCTAATGTAGCGTCTAAACCTCTTTGTTTGTCATCACTATCCGTCATAAAATTTCCTTATTAGTTATTGAGGAAGAGTAGGGCGAGGTCCACGCTAGCTTTCCTCGCCCTTACAAGCAAACTAATGTTGCCTTCCTCACCTTTAGGTACTATGCTCTATTTGCGTAAGAGTATTGTGTACCGTAAAGTTTTTTAATACCAGCAGCTATAATAGCTCTAGTAGGAGTTCCAATTCTATATGAAGTACCTTTAACACCTTTGTTAATGTATATCATATGTCCTTGTTCTCTTAATTTGTCAACCATAGCTCTTGGTGACATAAGGTCAAATCTTGTCCTTAATGTTTTCCAAGATACTGGTTCACCTTTTGACAAAAGGTTTAACACCTTTTGCGTTTTAGATAATTTGGTTCTAGCCATTCTATCTTCTCCTTTATTAAATAAAAATTTAAACATAATTGTTCAAACCTCCTTTATTATTTGTTGTGGCAAATCGCATTATAATGGTTTCCCACAAGCAAATTCTTTTATGCGTTCTCGGGACCTTCGTCATCATCAGGACCTAATGGTACTGGTGGTATTTTATTGTTATCAAATTCAGGTCCGTCTTTAAAATCAAAGTCTTCCGTAAATTGAAAGAAACCGTGATTACGATTATTTAAATCGTCTGAAATATCTTTATTAATTGGTTTTGTAGTTTTACTTGTCTCATCACTTATATTACTATATTCTATTCTAGCAGTCACCACACCAGCAGGATTCATACGCAACTTAACAGAAGCATCCACAACTTTTTGTATAGGGTGTACCATATTAAATTGTCTATATAATAATCCTCTAATTGAGTCCATAGACATTGCTAAATCTTTTGTAAATACATCTTGTTTTGTATCTAATCCCATACCAACAAATCGTCTAACTAAATCTAATCCAATCTCATCTGTAGCAGTTTCTACAAATTTAGCGGCCTGATATGCTCTCATCTTTTTAGCTGCCGTAGGGTCAGTAGGTTTAGGTGGTCGTTTTATTTTATTCTCTGGAAATAAAACAACATTTTTAAACGCATTTTTTGGTTTATCTTTCTTATCGTCTTTATCGTCTGTCATTATTTGATATTGCCTTTAAAATCTACTAATCCTTCATTATTGTAGTATTCAATTAACTGATTATATCCACCAATCAGTTTTCCATCTATCTTTATTTGTGGCATTGACCTGACTTTTTTACCTATGTCTTTTATCATATCGTCCACACTATCAAATTCTTCTAACTTCTTCTCAACAAAAGTGAGACCAAGTCCCTTTAGAAGGGACTTCGCCTTCACGCAATAAACACAATTGTTTTTAGAATATACAATTATATTATTATCCATCGTTCTTTTTTTCATCACTTGTACTCTCCACATCTTCAAATGCTTTAAGTGCTTTTAGTTTAATTTTATGACTATCAACTACTTCTGCAATTGTGTAATCATACATCTTATTAAACTCTCCTAGAGGTAATCTTAAACCAATCCACGCTCTATAATAACCTTTTTTCGTTCTGGTTACTTCCTGAGCAAAGATTTCATATCCTCTAACAGGTGTATTTGAAATAACATTAATTAAAGCAGTTTCAACATCTTCAACTACCGTTTTCTGGTTTGTTTTTCCAATCTCGGTAACGAATATTTTTGCTTTCTTATTCATTTCACCTGCAACTATATCGGCCATTTCAGCTTTTGCAATTAGTTTTGCTTTCTCAATTGCAAGTTCTAAAGATGGAGATACAGAAGTTCCGACACCATAGATACAGACTTTATCGTCATCTTCACTTTTAACGATTGGCTTATTCGCCCACATTGAAATATCGCAATGTTTCTTTTCGTCAAAGTTAGCCATATACCATTGTGGTACTTCGGTAACTATTTTATCACTCTCCTGTTTTATTTTGTACTTTGTAGAAGAGCAATTTGTAAGTAATACTGCAAACAGCAATACACCTACGGTCTTCCATATTGATTTATACATTGTTTTTCACACTCCTTATTACATTATATAATAAATCGCTAAGTTTGTCAATAAGCTGATTGTCTTCTACATAGACAGCGACTTCGTTAAAAGTCATACCAGTTAACAACATAGCAAGGAGTCCAAGTATAATTAGATTTTTCGTCATATTATCTTTTCTCCCATTTACCTTCTATCGTTAAACACGCCGTTCCGAAGGTTTTAAAAGCGTGTGAAGGTTGAGAATACAACCTACAATATTCTGGAGCATTCAAATCTTTATAATAAAAAGCGGCAAATAGTTCCCAATAACCAGGTTTCTTTGCCTTTTCAAGTTCAATTTGTTTTTCCAGTTCTGCAATTTTTTCCTTGTCTGTTTTACCGTGTTCGGTATCAGCACACTCCATAATTTCTTCCTTGATTATATCTCCATTATCAAGTTCTCTTATAACAATCTTAATAAAACACCATTGACCGTCTCTTTCAAATCTGTCTAGTGTAGTTTCTTTTAAAATCTTTTTCTTCTCGTTATCAGTTAATAGTTTTAATTTCGCCTGTACCTTTTCGTGTACTTCATTAACATAAATGACATCAACAGGTGCCGAATTAACTTGCATAATTTCACCTTCTTCGGGTTTAACTTTTTTCATAACCCAAGTAGGTTCATTTGCCCCAGCGGTAATCGCCATTAAAGACATTAACATTAAAAATAATACTACGAATATTATAGTTCTCGGATTCATCTTTTCTCCACCCAACGACCATCTGGCATTTGGCAAACGGTTCCAAATCTCGTATCAACATATTGATTTCCAATACCAACTACTGGCCAGTTTGATTTAATATTAAAATTACTTTCATATTCTTTGCATATTAATGGACCTTGTACATAACTTCTATTAATCTTAATCGTTCCATTATTTCCTGACTTCGTACTATACCAATTAGTATAACTAGCACTTGAAGGACCGTTATTCAAATGGTCAACAAATACTGCCTGGTGTAAATCGTAATCACTATTATACATTATATCTGCACCAACAAAGGCACCTATTACTGCACAACCAGCGGCAACATATGGGTCTGTCCCAATAAGTTCAATACACGCACCAGCACCAGTAGCACCACCTAGGACAACTCCTAAATGACTTCTAGTGAATTTGTAATTTGGTGTTTCTTCACTAACATTAACATTAACTTGTTTTGTACTACTACAAGCAGTTAATAAACTAATTAGTAAAATCAAAATTATTCTGTCTAATTTCATCACAAACTTTCTTTTGGTTTTCACTTAATATTACAGCAAAATCGTTTTGTGTATTATCAACAACAAATCTTTCTGCCATTTTTACATCTGTCCACCAAACCTGTGCCCTAGCGGATACAGGTCTGATTAGAAAAGTACCATCGTTGGCACTAGTTAATTGAAAATCCATTAGTTCTTAACTCCAAATAACGATTTCAATTGTGCCCAATTTTGAGCAGTTTGAGTCTTCATTTCTGCCCAAGATTCTTTTTGATAAGCTTTTGTTTTCTCAACTTCACTTGTCAAAAAATTTGATACATTTGACGGAATATTAAAAACTGCTGTTTTAACTTCTGTAAATGTATAAGTCTTTTGTTCTTCTGCAATTACATTACTCATCATAACTCCAAGTAATATTACACATAATATAAGTATCTTATTCATAACTATATCTTCTTTCCCATTGTATTAAAATCGGCCTTATCAACTATCTGATAATTGCCTTTGTTATATGCAACGCCAATTGTCTTGCCTTCAGGAAGTACTACTTTTGGCATTGCTTTTTTAGTAGCATATCCTGGTATTCTATCACTTGTTGGTATAGAATTTCTGTTATCCGAATTATAATTAGGCAAAGGAAAACCTGTAAGTTTATCTCTATCTAATTTACCGTATTTACCCATTAGCTTTTTCTTCTTTGTCAGGTCCATATTGGTCTATTTCGTGTTGTTGTTGTTCTGCATAAGTTCTACCAAATACCGTCTTATAAAAATGGTCTCTAGGATTTGGACTTGACCACGCAAGAATTAAATTATCAAATTGTTTTTGTGTAATCCCAATTTGTCTCATAGCACTAGGATGTTCTTTTTTAAGAGATTTCATTTCTTTTAAAAACTTAATACGATTGTCGTATTTCTCTTTCTTACCTTTTTGGTCTTTGATGGTAGCCGTTTTAAACTCACTAAACATCATTTCTTTTGTATATGTAAATGTCATATTATTGCACCTCTCTCATTGTTATTACTATAATACTATAAAACCCTTATATTGTCAATAAGCGGATTTATCGCATAATTACACCCTTTTTTACTCATTTTGACCGTCATAGGGCGGTGTATAGGGCGATTTCCACCACCTTGCGATACTTGTATCACCCTAAATATACTACTTTTAGTTGTATTTCTCATTATCTAATAGGGTCGTTTGCAAGTTCTCCGACAGGTATTTTACTATCATACTCTTTTTTCATAGTCTTTTCAAATAAATCTAACTCATCTTCTTTCTTTGATTTCCAAGTTCTCAAATCATCTAAAACATCATCAATACCTGATTTCAGTTTATCTGTATCATTTGAACATTTGGCATTATCAAGTTTATCAATGGCTACATTTAAATTATCAATTGCTTCAATTGTCTCAATCATAATATCCTCCTTAAAAAATCTTTATCATAATTATTGTTTGCATAACTAACAATATAATTGGAAGTATTGTTCTTACCAATTCTAATTTGTGGTTATGTTTATCTAATTCTCTTTCTAACCAATCTCTCTTATGTATTTCAATACCTACTTTATCTTTTAATTGTAGTTCATCATACCATTTAAATAATATTTGTTTTGCTTTATTAAAATTACTAGTACCTGAAGTTTTAACCAGTTGATTACCTTGAATAAAAGTACGACCAACCCAGGTAGTCATTTTAGTACCTTCTTTAGTTCTTACATAAATGTGTAGTTTGCCGTCTTTAAAATGTTTTAATTTTCTATTCATCCAAAAACTCCTCCTGCACCTAATAATATTAATATTAACATACTTGGAATAACTATACTCAATGGCCAAAATTCTAGTAATTGTTTCCAACCAAGTTTGTCTTGTTTTCTTTGTCTCTTAATACTTCTTTTAATCTCCATAACTAAATCGTGTAAAGGTTCACCTTTTTGGTGTTGTTGAAAATCTAAACTTTTCAACATCATAACTTGATTATATGCCGATTGTATAGTTTTCTTTTTAAGTTCTACTTGTATTCTATCCATTTTACCTTTCCTGATACTTTTAATTCTTCTGGTATGTTTTCTTTATAAGTTGGTTTCTTAAACATACTATTTGCGTCACCTGGTTTAAAACCTTTTTTATGTGATATTGTAATATGGGCAGGTCCTTTATCTAATCTTCTTAACTTATGATATACAGACCGATACTCATTATGTTTATGTGACCAATATGTGTCTTTCAAATACATTTCTTTTACCCAATATGCTTCTATACTTTCGTTACCTCTTATTTGATTAACAAACGCATCCACTTTTTTATCAACTAATGGCGCCAATTTCACAAACTTCTTACTATCTGGTTTATAAGCAAGTGTGATATGGTCGCCATTAACAACATCAAAGGTAGCATTTAATTTCATTTCTTTTTGAGATTGTTTATCTAGTACAACTGCAAAATATCCGTTCATATTCATTTAACACTTTTCGCCATTAGTTCTTTATTATTTACAAATACTCTAATCAATCTGGATACTTCAACTTCCTCATCTTTTAAAGTTTTAGGATTTGTAAACCAAACTTTACAATCATTAACAGGAAACATATTTGAACCTGTACCAACAACTGCGTTGTCTGTATTCTTTCTCCAATCGTGTGAAGAATAATCTGATTTCGCCATTATTTACCTATTTTACTTTCTGCTTCTAAATTTAAAGCAATATCAACATCTGATTCAGCTTTTTGTTTAACTAAATCGTTTAATGATGGTTCTACTAATTTGATTTTTGTTAATTGATGTGGCTCGTCTTCGTCTGCCCAAGTATCAATGTGTATATCTTCGTTCTCAACTGCTTCTTCA